ATACTAGAGGTCCAGCAATTCTACCTATCAGTTTACCAATACTAAAAAATTTAGAAAACTTCTCGGTCAATGGACCAAATGTTTTGGAGAAAAACGCCGCAAATTTTCCAAACATTTCTCCAATCTTGCCGAAGACTGCTTTAAATGGCGCAGCTAGTTTTGCTAGAAATTCACTATTCAGTCCAATCTTCGATAGGAATTTGCCAACACTTAAAATTTTAGATAAAGACTCAACGATTCCGGTGAAAATTTTAGTGAAATAGCCTACGACTCCCGCCACAAATCCAGCCAAGAGACCACCGATGATGGCCAACGGTCCTAGCAGTTTGGCCAGAAGACCGTCTTCTTTCGGTGCTGTTGGAGCTGTCGGCTTGCTCTCGGGGCGGGCTCCCAGGCGCGCCAGAAGCTTCATCATCTCGGAGTCTCTTTCTTGCTGCTGTAGGTCCTTCGTTCTCTGTGCAGATGTCTTCCTTCTATCGGATTCAATCAGGTAATTGTAGGTAGCCGAAAGGTCGTTGGCAATGATCGATAGACTATTCCTCATCAGCCCAGAATAGTCCGACAACATCACAATTCCCGCCTCAACCGACTTCATCGTGGTCAGTGACTCCTGAGCCACCTGAAGTATACCTTTGAGCGGTTCAAGTAAAGCAGACGAATCATTTCCGGTCTGAACAAGGCCTGGAGCCTGAGTCTTGGCTGGTGTCTCTGATGTCGCTTTTAGCGATTCCTTTGAGGCATCCGCGACCGGTGTCAGTAGATCGACAACCTTCAGCGCACTCGTCTGAATCTTGTCGAGTGTCTCATTCTGGACCATCAGTTCCAGAAGTATGTCGTCGAATGTGCGCTGTTGTTTGTCGTTTTCGTTCATGTCAACTGTTTGTTCTTACGCTTGGCGCGTTCGTTTTCTTCCTTGATGTGTTCAACCAGCAAGGAAACGTAGATCTCCCTCTCCCATGGAATCATGTTATCCAGCTCGGTCAGACTGTACTTGTGATGCTGCATTAGAGCAAAGTTGGTCTGGTAGTGGTTGACGAGACTATCATGAGAGAGGCCTACGAGAAAAAATTCTGGAGTCCTGTGAGTGTCAGGCTGTTATCAGCACCACAGTGAGAACACTTGTACTCGATCTTGTGTTCTAGCTTTGGTGTCGATTCGATGAACTTCCTGATCTTATTGAACTGAGTCTGGTTCAGAGATTCGATGAACTGGTGGAGCTCCTCGGTGGTATGATCAGAGGCACGGTGAACGACCTTCTCATCGAAGATTGAATCGATACAGCCGACGATGACCGACATGACTACCTTGCCAGTGTCTGATTTGTCCTGCTCGGCGAGCTCTGAGATGAGATTCACGTTTGGCCAGTTCATCACCACACCGATCTTATCGGTCAGTTGGATTTTGGCGTCTGGCAGATTCTCTGTGTTGACAGAGACTTCTTCCAGGTTGATCTCAAGTGGATTCGGCTTCTCGCACTTCTCACACTTCAGCGTCAGCTTCGATACCTCTCCCACAGACTTGGCGCGTAGCTTCAGGAAGATGTACTCCAGGTCAAACACCGACAGTTTGTCAGGATCGATCTTTCCAAATGTACAGGACGAGATCGTATCTTTGATGGCCTGCGTGATCTGCTTCTGATCGTTCGATTCACGAGCGACCATCAGGATCTTCTCTTCCTTGACGAGGTACGGACGATACTGAATTCGCTTGTTGCTGGACGGAAGTCTCAGCTCATATTTTGGGGTCTCAATGACTGGTAATGGCATAATGTTATCCTATAGGTTGTTTTCGCTTGTCTCAAAAGATCTTCTTGATTCCTCCAATTGCTGTTTTGACCGAGGAGACCGCCGATGCGACTGCACCCTCTTCCTCAAAGTTCTCATAGGTCATCGTGACCGAGAACTTCTGAATGGAATTCTCTGCGGTATTGTCCAGCGGAATCGAAACAAATGTGATCGGGTAGGCATTCTTTAACTTGATGCCGTAGACCGGAAGGTTCTCCTTGTTCAGCTGCTGGATCACGACATCAGTGGTGTATTCGTTCTGATAACGAACACGGTATGCATTTGCATCAATGACCAGGTTTGACCACTTGTCGAACATCTTCTTGACATAGTAGTCATGGGTCAGCAGGAAAGTAAATGTGACGTCCTCGTTCATGAATCCGTAGGGGATCTTGATCGCCTGGCGGTTGCTCTGATAATCCATCGTCATGATCTGACGACCCGGTAACGAGCAGGACTCGCACAAGATTCCAACATCTCGAGGATCGTTGATGAGAGAGCCGGCCTTAAAGCTACGAGAAACCAGTGAAACCAGTATGTTCTGAAGATCGATGTTCAGAAGGCTTGCAGCGGGTGGCTGCATGTATAGAGCAAACCGATTTGTATGGGCCAGGCCACCATGCTTCGTAATGGTGCCTTTCATGTCGTTGATGCTTTTTCCGATGAGTGTGGCCATAGTAGTTACGGTGCTTTCTGATAGATCTTCTTTGATTCACTCCAGACCTTGGTCTTCTGGGCGCCACGGAAGTGTTCCGTCGGAAGGAAAATTGCGATCTCCCAGTCGGGAGCCAAGACCTGAGCAGGACGCGTCTTCATCTGGTCAAAGAGATAGTGCTTCAGGCAAGGCTGAAAGTAGCGGTGTTTTCTGGCACGTGCGAGAGTCTCGTATCGAAGTCTCAACTTGGATTTCTCTGTCAGGTTGTCATCAGTGAACGATTGCATCAGGCTGTCCAGAAAGATCGCTCTGGTGTTCGGATGCAGGTAGTGCAGGTTCAGTCCCATGAAACCACCAGGAGCCGGCGACAGCATGATCACTAACGGGAAACGATCGTAGTACGGCAGAGTGTCTTTGTGCAAGGCATCATACACAAACATGTACATGAACCCCCATCTCGGGATATTCTTCTGAAGAAGCGAATCATCCTTCAATAGCTTGTTTCGATTGATTCTCCCGTTGAGCTCTCTGACCTTCTCGATAAACCATTCTCTGGCTTCCTTTGACCTACGCTCAAACCCAGTGCTGGCCAGCTCTGAATTTAGCGTTTTGAATAGTGAAGCCATAGTTCACTATTTATAGAGAAATTTCTAAAGTATCTTGATGCCTAGTCCGCGCAGAGTCTCTTCAGTCCATACCTCGAACAACCAACCACGATCTGCAGCATATTCCCTGGCGGCTTCCCATTTGCTGATGTTCTTCGCGTAGGTCATGACCTCGGTGATGTACTTGCGCGTCTTCTTGCCGGGATTCTTTGGAGGCTGCGACTCCTTCTTCGGCTTCACCTCGATCAGTATGACCCTGCCATCCGTGAACTCGGCTTTGACATCGACGAAGTACCGATGAATCTTGCCGTCCGTCTTACACCGGTATGGTATAATGACCTCCTCGGAGGACCATGACTTGATGTGAGATCCCTCATCTAGCCACCGAAAGAGCTGACGCTCCCACAGTGACCGATAGACGATGTTAGTAATGTCACCTCGATACTTCGAAGGGTTCTGCGGAAGGAATTTACCTCGGTAACTCATATAAATATCGAATCCCATATTTATGTTACTCGATACAGTACAAAAAATAGCTAGAGCTACGAATTCAGAGACAGTGATAATGCCACCGTTCTCTGCGGCAGAATCAAAAATTCTGGCATTCCCTGACACTTTAAGAGCTCAGCCGTTGCCGTTTGTTCTTCTTACGGCTCAGGGTAAAACAAGTAGCCCGGCTATAAGCTTACCTATTCCTCCTGGTCTTACTATTGGCGACGGAATGTCGTATTCGTCGATAAATTTAGGTATTATCGGTACGATCATGGCAGAAACGATGACTCAGATGGGAAAGCAAACATCTCTTGCTGGCGTCGTCGGAGCCGGAGTCGGTGGAATGGTAGGTTCGGTGATCAATAAGGCCGGTCAGTTGAATGCTGCGGCGACTGCATCGATCCTAGCCAGAAAATTCGGATTTGAAACAGTGGCAGACACTGTAGACTTTAGCCAAAAACAGGTCATCGCACCGAATACGAACACGACATTTCAAAATTCAAACATCCGTTCCTACTCTTTCGCGTTTAAACTTGTTTCGCGTTCAAAGAAGGAAGCTGAAACAATTAAAAGGATCGTTGATTCTCTGAGAGAAAATATGTATCCTGAGGGTAAAGATGTAGTCCTGTCTTATCCTCCAATATGGAACATCTCGTTCTATGATAAAGATGCCGCGGTTAATCCGTACCTCCCGAAGATATTTGATTCGTACCTCACCGGAATGACTGCAACATTTAATGCTTCCACAAACATTTTCCATGAAGATGGAAGCCCGGTCGAGACCGATGTGTCGTTATCGTTTCAAGAAACACGAGCTCTCACCAAGATGGATATTCAGAAACTGGAAAGAGGAGAGACGAGAACAACCGAATCTGTATAATCCATGGCATTCTTTCGACAATTTCCAAAGACCGGGTACGACTTTGAGTCTAACGGTGTCATCACAAAGATCATTGACATCTTTCGTACGGTCAGAACCGACTCGGTATTCCTGGATGACATGTCCACGTATCAGTATTTCCAGGTACGAAACGGAGAAAGACCCGATGTCGTATCAAACATTCTTTATGGAACTCCAGAATACTACTGGACGTTTTTCGTTATCAATGAACACCTGAAGACCGGGCTCTCTGGATGGCCTATGGGCACCACAGAGTTTGAGGATTACATTCGCCTAGAGTATTCCGGAACTGTGATCGATACCGAACCCAATGTTTTTAAATCCCCTGATGGAACATTAGTAAGATATGACAATTCCTTGGCAGGTAGATTTAAGATCGGAGAGATAATAACTGGAAATTCATCGCTTGCGACAGGAATATTGAAGGAAAAGAATGTCCCGATGAGCCAGCTGATATTGGGATCTGTATCTGGTAATTTTAAAGGAAGTTTCAATCCCGAGACAGGCGAACGTGAGACGGAAGTAATTACCGGGGCGACAAGCGGAAGTAACGTCGTTACGAGCCTGGCGTATAAGCATCGCGACGCCCCTCACCACTACGAGGATCCCAACGGACTGGAAATGTACAATTCGCGATTCATTAACGAGCGCCTGACAATTGCTGGAATCCAGTCGAATGCTGCCGGCTTTAGTCTCACACCAGTGTCCTATTACGAGTACGAGCTTCAATTAAATGAAGAGCGCGGAAACATCAGAATCGTGAGACCGAACGTGATCTATCAGTTTGCTCAGGTATTCGGAAAACTGATCAATGAGTAGACAAAACAACGTTGATCTTAATTCATCTAAGATCTTTGTACCATCAGCGTACAGAGCCTCTGAAATCGTAATCAGAAATCATGCAGGGAAGGAATACGACATCAAGAGGATCGTTGCCGACTTTACCATCACGGAGAGCATATATCGGTCGACTCTCACCCTGAATATCGGAATACGTGATGATGGCAATTTCATGGAGCAGGCAGCTCTTACCGGTCATGAATGGATCTATGTTGTACTTGACCGAACCTTACCGAATGGTACATCTCAGAACATCAGTCTGTGGTTTCGAGTGACTGAGTATCCGGTATTTGCGAAATACAGCAACAATGTTCAGGTGTATCGTATCGGTGGAATATCCGATCATGCATTCGTCTCAAAGTTCAAGAAGATCTCTAGGGCATTCAACGGTAAAATATCTGATTTCATCCAGAGCGTTTTTCGTAATGATCTTGGCTACGACAATCTAGAATTAGGATCTGATACAACTGGAACTGCTGCATTCATCGTTCCGAACATGGAGCCGATCGATGCCATGCATTGGGCGCTTCGTAGAGCCTTTACCCAGGAAGGAAGTCCGTTCTATCTTTACCAGACATTGGATGGGAAGATACACCTCAAATCTCAGGCGGATATCGTCAGACAGGATCCGTACAAAGAATATCGAGACGCAAAGTTTTTTGAATACGACATCAATCGTGATCCAGAGGAGGCATACGAAGAAAGAGCGCTACGCATCCTGAGCATCAATTCTGATCTTAGTCTCTCGAAGCCGGCCCAGGGAATGAACGGAGCCTTTGCTTCTCGTAGCGAGTACATTGACATTGCCACAAAGACTGCCTCGGCATTTAAGTTTGATTATCTAGAAAACATCTCGAGGTTTCCTACGATGGAGGCGTATCCGTTCGTGGCTCCTAACTTTGAAATCGACAACCAGAAATACATCAATTCATACGATAGGACCAAGATTAACTACATACCTATCAATTCCGCTGCATTCTCAAATGTTGGAAACTATCATGCTCCGACATCCAGAGGCATCATAAACTATGCCCAGTCTCAGCTGGAGACGCTAGATACACAGCAGCATACCATTGTTTTGAATGGAGATCTAGAGCTTAACTGTGGAAAGGTTGTTTCGTTGAGAATCCCTCCAGCAATTGATCCGGGTCCAACGAAGAAAAATTCACATTCCTCCGATAACAATCAGGTTGATGACTATCTTTCTGGAAACTACGTGACTGCATCGGTCGTCCATAATTTTGCCGAGGAATACTTTATTGACATGAAGGTAAAACGCGATACGTCACCAGTGACACCATTTACATCATGAACGCGACATCACAGGACCAACTACTATCGAAATCTTTTGCCTGGTTCACCGGGGTCATTGAAGATATCAGCGATCCCATGCAGATGGGCAGAGTGCGCGTACGATGCTTTGGCTATCACACGGAGGATAAGAGTCAGATCGAAACAAAGGATCTCCCATGGGCATTTGTGGTTCAACCAGTCACATCTGCTGCAATGGGTGGAATTGGAACATCGCCGACCGGCATATTACCTGGTTCATGGGTCGTAGGATTCTTTCGTGACGGCCCATCGGCGCAAGATCCGCTGATTCTTGGTACGATTGCATCTATGCCTGTTGCTCCAGATAAAGATCGAGGATTTTCTGATCCATCAGGTCAATATCCGAGGCTGGAGAGTCTTGGTAGTCCAGATATACCAAAACAATCAACTAACGAATACTCTCAGGCATCTTCGTATATTAGAAGGAATGATCTACGTTCACAAAACATTGAAACTGCCGTTCCTCCAAAAGTCAGCAGCGTAGCAGTCGACGAACCTGATTCGTACTATACCAGACAGTCATGGAGTAATCTTGAGGTCGATCAAGTAGTCGCTCCGGTTTATCCAAACAATCGAGCGACAGAAACAAAATCTGGACATGTATTTGAGGTCGATGACACTCCTGGATTTGAACGTATCTCTGAGATGCATACTTCAGGCACATATCGTGAGATTGATGCTACCGGTAACATTACTACGACCGTCGTTGGAAATCGATACACGGTCGTCTTTGAGTCGGATAACATCTACATCATGGGATCCTGTAATATCACGGTAGACGGAGATCTAAAGCAACTTGTAAAAGGGAACTATCACCTAGAGGTCGAGGGAAACAAGACCGAGTACATCAAGGGATCCAGACAGTCAAAGATTGGCCAGTCCGAACAGACCGAGATCGGCAAAGAATGGGCCACGAACGTCACAAGCAACAAGATCGAACGCGTCGGTGGTAATACAGTCATCACAGTAGACGGAAACAAGGTGCAAACGATTGCTGGTAACAGCGACCTGACTGTGGCCGGAAACAACGGTCTCATCGTTGTTGGCAAGCATCAAGAATTTTCTGGAGGTCACCACGAAACATCATCATCTGGTCATCTTTACCTGACATCCAAAGAAAACATTGAGTTCGAGTCTCTGGCCGCGATGAAGATCACGGTGGACGGTAACCAGGATATCAGCGCAGCTGTCACCAACATCGCCAACAATGTGAACGTCACTGGAACTGTGGATGCGACCGTGGAGGTCGAGGCTGGATCGAATAACATCAAGCTCACTACGCACCGTCATGCAGGAGTCATGTCCGGACTCTCTACTACGGCACTGCCAATACCATAATCTGCCATGTCATTACTTTGTGGAAAGAATCCGGCGCTTGATGCGGTTAACGCAATTCGCGATCAGATCAAGGCTCAACTTGCAAACAAGAAAAGTGCGCTAGGTGGTCTAGCTTCTCAGGTATCTGCTATCACATCAAAGATATCCGCTCTCCAGGCAAAGGTCACAAACCTTGATTCGTTTCAGTCAGAACTCGCTGCACTTGTAGGAGCAGATGCCGCAAAGATTGCAGCATTCAAGGAGAAGTGGAAAGGCAAGGTGGCAGAGCTAGATGCGCTCGTAGCAAAAACTACAAGTGGAATCGCTGATGCCCTGGACTTCTGTAAGGATGTTCCCAACGTAAAGATGGATCCGTCTACCGGCGCAACAGTGCAGGAGGCCAAAGAATCTCCTACACCAAATGCTGCTCCTGCAGAAGCCGAGCCTGCCGAGGAAACCGTGGTTGATAATTCTCAGGAAGTTTCTCAGGGGAACTCCGGAGTTGTTCCATCGGAAGTAGAAACTCAGTTTGATGAGTTAATCCGTCAGCCATACCGTCAGCAAGTAACAATTCCGCTCTCGAAGAAGGTAACTGAAGCATGTGATGAAGAGGCTGCAATACGGCTATCCGATGAATACAAAAGTGCACGGGCTTCTGTTTCTATTTTCAGTGGAACTGATAACAAACCGGAGGTATTTAAAACCTTAGAACAGGCTAAGCTTAAGACAAATGCGGCAGGTGAAGTATCCACGCAGGTTGCAAAATACTATGATATTAGACTACAGGAAGTATCTCAAGATTCTGGAGCGCTAACTACTAGCGAATATTTTGCGATGAAGGTCGAGAGCCTAACAGATAGATCCGTTTACCAATATATGGAAGATATCAAGCCATGGCTAGAAAAAGTCAATACTATCCTTACACCCAATTCTGAGGTCGCAAAGGACTACTACCGGTACAAAAATAATACCTCGTAATTTGTCTATAAATAACAAACCATGGCCGGAATCCTTGTAGCAAGCGATAGGAATATACTGGGACGAAAATCAGCAGTCGTTTCTCAGCGAAAGCCGTATTCTGACCTGGATGTATC